GTTATTCTCGATTATTTTTTGATTGTGATTATTATAAGATGAGTTCAGATTTCTTTCAGACTTGTTTTGTTATACTAAATGAGAAACATAAAGATTTCTTAAAGAAGGTCGTGGATTGGTATTGGGAACACAAAGACCAAGTTATTCAATCATATGATATTGTAAAGTGTGGAAGTGACCAACCACTAATTAATTTATTAACAAAGAAGTTTGGAGTTGATGTAACTAATTTAGACCCAGGTCCGAATGTATATGTTAAAGATGCCTTCTTTGAAAATGACGCTGGTTATATAACTCTCACTGAAGAAGAAACATCTTACGTTAATGAATTAATTAACACAGCTAAACAAAATTTACAAAATTTAGACTTTGATAAATTATCAGACAAATTGCTCGCTAGTTTGAATACTTATATTAATACAGAAATTAGAACTGGAGAGTTTTTAACAAATACAGATGCATCATTTCAACAATTCGTTCAATGGTTTACAGCGAGGTTAGATAAACAGATAGATAAATTAAAAAGTGATGCTGGTAAAGCAAAAGCTAATCAAGCAAAAGGACAATTATTAGCTTTAATACAAGACGCGTCAAGAGATATATATGGTGTGTTTGAATTCCAAAAAGCTATAAAGCAATGCAAAGATATTTTTATACAAAAGTATAATAATATGATGAGAGAGGTTAGTATGAAAAACTATTTGTTTGATGATAACGGAGATTTAGTTGTTACTGATCCAGAAGGATACGTTGCTATAGATGTAACTGGTAATGCTGTAAAGTTTGTTGATCGTTTAGAGTTTAGTAGAGCTAATTTTGCTATAGATAAAGATAGTAAGTTCAAAAAGAATTAGTTGTTTCCTAAAATATTCTTGTAAATAATTACTTAGGAATGACTGTAGTTTTTAACCTTTTTGAAAATTCATATAGTTCTGATTTCTTGAAGTCTTGGGTCACTTTAATTACTTATTTAAATCAAACTGGTGTTAAATATTTTATATCTCAAAACTCGAGTTGTAATGCGTTCTATGCAAAACAAATGTGTTTAGGTGGTAATGTATTATCTGGACCTAAACAAAAACCATACCAAGGATCTATAAAGTATGACTTATTAGTCTTTTTAAGTAATCAAATTACTTTCACTCCCGCGCAATTTATTAAACTGTATAATAAAAGTTCTGATTATAAATTTTTATCAGGTAGAGTTGATGGTAGATACAAAATAGAGTCAGAAACAGATGATTTTTTTAAAGCAGATTATTTAGATTTTGATTTTGTTTTTATACGCAAAGGAGTATTTGAAGAGTTAGAATATCCTTGGTTTA